TGGCAATTTCGAACGGAGGATGCAAGAATTAAATTGAATTCCTTGTATCCGACATTTACTACTGCATCTGAATAAGATGCAGTAGTAATGTTAAATATCAACGATACAGCACACTAGGCGTTTACATTATTGAGGCAATATATTTTACAAGTGTTTGTAGGAACCGTTAGTGCTTGGTGAGAAGAATACTTTTTGCCAGAGCAATTCCAGCTTGTGGATACAATTCTTGAATTGCTTGATATTTTTCTTCAATCAATTCGGGTTCGTCTGCCCATATATCCTCATAAATTTTCAAGGCTTTTTTAAAATGGGTTTTCGCTTGCGAAATATTTGCAGTGATCAGGCAGATACTTCCAAGGGATTCCTGTACCTGGGCATAATCCAAACAGTGGTTTGAATTATATTCTTTGATAATCTGTGCTAATTTCTGAAGAGCAGACAGGGCAAGGTCAGGTTCTTGTATTTCAATTAAGAGGACAGCATAATTATTAATCTGGGGAATGCTGTCATTAGTATAAAGAAGCTGGTATTGTTCTAAAAGAGAGATACCCATTTTCATGTGTTTTTTAGCCAGATCAAGCTGTCCGTTTGTTCGGTAAAGTCCTCCAAGATTGGAATAGAGGTTGGAAACAAGGTGGGCATTTTCTTTTGTGATTTCTTTTATTTGAGCAAGTGCTTCTTTTTCTAATTTTATCGCTTTTTCTGTTTGGGGTTCCAGAGTTGCCTGATAATCCAATAGTAAGGCACGGTCAGAGGCAGTCCCGTAAGTACTTGCTTTTACAAAATGCTGTAGTTCTTGGACAATTTTTTTCATGCCCTTTTGATAGCGGTACTTCTCCATATATGGAAAAACATCTTCTAAAAATAACAGGTATTGGGGAATATCATCCTTTTCAATGAATTGGATGATATTTTCTGCTGTCTGAAATAATTTTTTATAATAGCTAACTTCAATGCCATGCATTAAACATATTTTTCGCAGAGAATCCAATAACGTGTGGCAGCTTGTAATAGAAGGTGCGGTCTCGGAAACGGCAATTTCCTGAATCAGTGGATGTAGAGAAATAGTATGCCGGAGACTTGACTGTACAAAACCTGTCTCAATCAGATCGTTGATATCATTTAAATTTCTTAATTGAAGCCATTCAGCCCAAAGCCGTGCAGAGATACCACCAGAAGGAAGAAAGCACAGATTACGCATGATTCCCCTTTGTTCCTGGGAGAGAGAATAGAGGGAAAATAGGGTGTGAATATGGTAATAGTAGGTTGCATTACTGCTCTGTCCGTCTTTGAAGGCTTTGATTTTGTCCTCATTTTCGAGAGAAGCCTTTTCTCTTTGAAGCTTTTCTAGTAATTGCTGCGGAGCTAAAATTCCGTTTTCCAGAAGCTTTGCTGCTAATTCTACGGCGAAAGTATGACGATGAACGGTTGCGATGATTTCATCTACAAGTGACCGATGTTCTTCGGCTTCCGAATAAAAGGAAGATACCAGTTGAAACAGGCTGGATGATTCTTTAATCTCTTTTAAGTGCAGGGTACAGTAACTATCGAATTTGCTTCTTGTTGTAAAAAGAATCCGGCAGCGGTATTTTAACATTACGGACAAAAAGGAGTCCTGTGTTGCGGTTGCATTGAAGTTGTCTATGATGATTAAAGTATCATCTTTCAAAGAACGAAGGAAACGGTTGTGTTTTCGGAAACGTTCTTCTTCGGCATCTTCAGGTAAATCATCAGCAAAATCCATATCCGTAACAGATTGATGTAAATCTCCGGCATATTCAAAATACAGGATGTTTGTGTAATGCTTTTTATAGTACTTTGCATAGGATTTTGCCAGTTCGCTTTTCCCGATTCCGGCAATTCCGTAAAGAAATACTTTGCTATTATCTTCCAGAAGGGAATGTAATTCTGTTGTTTCATCTTCTCTCCCTACAAAATGGCGGCATGGTCTTGGGACTTCACTATCCATAATATAATCCAGTACCATTGGTGAGAGGGAACCACCTGCGATCAATTTCTGGTTTTTGGTATCACGTTTAATAAACGGGCGTTCCATACCAAAAGAAATTAGCTTTGCCAGAAACAGCAGACGTAAATTGGCAGGTTTGTATAGAGAGGTAAGCTCTGCTTTTTTGGCCTCAGAAATTGAAGAATCATGGATAAATAAGGTATAAATATCCTGAAGTGCTTTGTCGCAGTCAGCCATTAAGGGGACAATATTTTGGTGTATAGTTTTCGCCAGTTTTTCCTGATTGCTTGGTCTTGCATAAAAAGAAGATATTTTGGGACTGATTTTCGCCTGGCCTGTCATCCAGCGGCAAACCAGACCATTATCCAAAGTAAATTCTTTGTTTTCAGGACTGTCTAAAAAATCTTCAAATATTTCATATAAAAATTCAGGCTGGCTCATCTGATTGCTTTCACTGATTTGGTTTTTTAAATATGTCATTATCGAACTAAAATCACAACGATCCAATAGGCATTTCCTCTTTTCTATAGATTAAATTAAGTGAACAGGTTTGAATAAGTATATCATACCACGAACATATATTCGGTTCAAGATAAATAGAGATTTTCGTTACATGATTTTCTCAATTTACGGTCAATTCCGGTTCAATGTTGTTTATGAAGAAATTCTGTAAAATAAGCTCAGATTAAAACAATGACAGGAGGAGCTTATGCAACAGAATATTGAATTTGAGCGGTGCATTGATTTTCTGGTACGGATGATTGATAAGTACGGCGATGAAGTCCTCCGGGAGTTGGAGGAAGAAAAACAGAATAAAGAAGAAAAAGAAGCGGCAGTTTCCTGAAATACTAAATGTAAATCAGACTGCCGCTTTTTATGTGTTTTCAGATGAATTTCAAAAGCTGATATAGAGTGTGAGGTTCATTGTTCTGGGAAGCGGTAATACGGGTATCAAATGGCTTGAAATGATTTTGTGTATAAAAGCTCAGAAGAAATTCATTATCTTCGCATTCAAGAAATTCCATAACGCCGCCTACGGAATATTTGAGACCGGATATGGTTTCCAGTGCAAATCCCAGCAGGATGTTTCCAGGGATTCGTTTTTCCTTTGGTAGAGAATAGTTCTTTCCTAACTGTGCAATCAGGTAAGCTGCTGTGTTGTAAGACTGTGTTTCTTCATCCAGAATACTGACACGGGACAGCTTCTTTGCCATCGTCTTACTGATATTTGAAGCCCGGACAGATATTGGCTTTACTGTAAGAGAAAAATAGCCGACCAGTGAAGCATCTTCGGCATCGAATACCAGATAAGTGATAGATTGATCTTTTTTGGTAAACTCAACCGCATTATGTAATAAAAAGTATTCCACATCGGGATTTTGGGGACAAGAAAAATCGGAGAGCAAGTCGTAAAGACTTTCCTCTCCGATATATGTCGGTTCGTCTTTATCCAAATATGCCCGAATATTAACGGTAAAATATTTATCAGACATGTTTTTTCTTCCTTTTTGACATTAAAGCTAAGATTTCCTGTGGGTTTGTTAACTGACGTCCGGGAAGTGCCTGCTTTGGTGTGCGGTCACGATCGGCTTCGTCAATCGCTGCGACAAAACGCTTTACACTATTTGGATTGGATACGACAAAATTATGAGTAATACTTGAAGTAGCCATACTAACACCTCCTCTATTTCTGGCTTTTTGTGTATTTATAGTATATGCAATGTGTGATGAAAACACAATATCAAAAACTGAAATAATTTCTAAATAATTTTCAAGCCGGATATTTATTAGATGCTTCCGGTAAGTGGACGATATTTTGATAACAGAAATGCTCTGTATCTAACTTAATTATACGATTGGCGAAGAAATGCGTCAATACGGAAAATAAGTATTGAAAATAGTTGGAACAAGTACTAAAATAAGGTTGGGACAATAAAACAGAGTTATACTGCGAGGAAGATTATGAAGAATAAAAAGATTAAATGCGATATATATACCAGAGTATCCACAACCATGCAGGTAGATGGCTACAGTCTGGATGCTCAGAAAGAAAAACTCAAGAGATATGCGGAATTTCAGAATATGGAAATCGTAAATGAGTATTCAGATGAAGGTAAGTCTGGAAAGAGCGTAGAGGGCAGACCGGAATTTCAGAGAATGTTGGATAATATTGAGAATGGAACAGATGAGGTACAGTTTGTACTGGTGTTCAAGCTTTCCAGATTCGGTCGTAATGCAGCAGATGTATTAAACTCTCTGCAGAGGATGCAGGATTTTGGAGTGAATCTGATCTGTGTAGAAGATGGAATTGACAGCTCAAAAGATAGTGGAAAGCTGATGATTTCTGTTCTGTCTGCGGTGGCAGAGATCGAACGAGAGAATATCCTTGTTCAGACAATGGAAGGACGTAAGCAGAAAGCCAGGGAAGGAAAATGGAATGGTGGATTTGCTCCGTATGGTTATGAATTAGTAAATGGAGAATTGCAGATTGCAGAGGACGAAGCAGAGATTATTCGTCTGATCTATGACAAATTTATTCATACCAATATGGGAATCTCTGCGATTGACGCATGGCTGAACCAGCATGGATATAAAAAGAAAAAACGACAGAATAATACACTGGACGCATTTGCCGCATCATTTATAAAAGGCGTTCTGGATAATCCGGTATACTGTGGAAAGCTGGCTTATGGACGAAGGAAAAACGAGAAAGTTTCTGGTACAAGAAATGAATACCGCATTGTAAAGCAGGAAAATTATATGCTGCACGATGGTATCCATGAAGGGATTGTTTCAGAAACAGACTGGGAGCTGGCACATCAAAAACGGGAAAAAACAGGTGTGAAATATGAAAAGACACATAGTCTCGATCATGAGCATATTTTATCTGGAATATTGAGATGCCCGTTATGTGGAAGTGGTATGTATGGAAACGTGAACCGAAAGAAAAAGAAAGACGGAACTTTATATAAGGATTATTTCTATTATGCCTGCAAACATCGTCGCCTGGTAGATGGTCATAAATGTGGATATCGTAAACAATGGAGTGAGGAGAAGATTAACAATGCAGTGGAAGAAGTTATTCGGAAGCTGGTGAAGAATCCTAAATTTGAAGAAGCAATTCTGAATAAAATCGGTTCAAGAATTGATACAGAAGAAATAGAAAAAGAGATTGAAGGATTGGAAAAGCAGCACAGGCAGCTGACCGGAGCAAAAGCAAGACTTGGACAGCAGATGGACAATCTGGATATCATGGATAAATTTTATGAGAAGAAATATCAGGATATGGAGACAAGGTTATACCGTTTGTATGATGAGATTGAAGGCGTGGAGAACAGTATAGAGGAAGTCAAGAACCGCCTGCTGAATATTCAGCAACAGAAAATATCAGAAGAAAACGTCTATCAATTTCTTTTATATTTTGATAAACTATATGATAAGTTCACCGACCTGGAGAAGAAAGAATTTCTTAACAGCTTTGTGGAACAGGTGGACATTTACGAGCAGGAGCAGCCAGATGGCAGATTCCTGAAGCACATAAAGTTCCGTTTTCCGGTGTATTTTGGAGACAGGGAGACACAGGAACTTTGTTGGGACAACGAAAGTACCGTTGAGACGGTTGTTAAATTATCCCTCAAAAAAGATACACCGAAAATTGAGGTAACAATGGAGCCTGATGAAGAGAGTAATTACACACCAGAAGAAAAGGCTACTTATCAGAAGATTAAGGAGTATGTGAAGGACAAGTATGGTGTGCATGTGCATACTTCTTACATTGCACAGGTAAAACGGATGTGTGGTCTGGATATGGGCGAGAATTATAATAAGTCTAAGAAGGAGAATCCAGAAGTGAAGCAGTGTCCGCAGGAGAAGGTGGAGTATATTAAGGATGCGTTGAGGCACTTCGAGCTGATTTGGTAACTGTATATTAGTATGCCACGGCATTATTATAAAAAGTTCCTCTCGAAGCAGTAATTAAGTCAATCTTAAAGTAGGGAAAGGATTTTTATATCAAACTCAAAATCGATTAATATTAAGTAAGTATTACGACAAAGGAGATAGTAGAAAATGGCATTTACAAGTGAGACTAAAAAAGAACTAGAGAATTACATATCAGGACATTTACCTAATAAAGAGTGGTATGAGTCACATTTTTATCCATTTATTGAGAATAAAAGTTTGAGAGATAGACTTATTGTAGAATTTATAAATGCGAGAAAAATTTATAAATTCTTTGAGGGTTTACAAGCTTCGGACGAGCTTTTATTAGCTCAGATAAAGACACAGGTAATAATGTATGTGTCTATTCAAGAGGCGGTTGTTAATTATTTGTTGTTTGAACTATTTGAGGAAACGAATACAGTAAAAAATCTTCTGTTTCAAGAACGCTTGGTCAAAATTGGAATACCAGGACATAAATTGGAAAAAATAGCCAAAGAACTGGAACATGATAAAAAAGATATTATTCCATGCTATAATAAGGTTCAAGCTGTTGATAAAACTAAAATTCGCTATGAACAAAAAGTAGCAGCATTATTAGAGCTGAATCTGATAAGTAAAGGATTGGCAGATGATTTAGTCAAATTATATGAATACAGAAATACTGTTCATATAGAGGCTGAAATGAAAAAGAAACTAGTGTATGACCTAAGTATGGGAGAATTAGCATATAGGAGAGTAGAAGGATTAAGTATAGAAGTGAGCAATGCACTAGAAAAACTAGAATCCACCTAAGGGTTTTAAAAGGATTCAAAAATTACAAGTATTGACACCGCTTCGCCCATGACGATAAATCAAGGGTTGAGGTGGTGTCATTTCTTATAGTCATAAGTAGTCAGAGAAGGAGGTTGAAAATACCTTTTTTTTATACCCATTTTTAAGGAGGTGGTGTCAAAAAGCATACATAAATACCGGGACGTTTCGTAAATGGATGTCCAAACATTTGGGGACTGTTTATCAGTCCTTTTTTAGTAGTTTCAAAAAGTACACATTTCAGGACTAAGGAAAGGAGCGAATAATCATGAAGAGATATGGTTATCACAGAACAAGTACAAGAGAACAGCATTTAGACAGAGGCATCAAGGAGATTACAGCCTATTGTGAGCAGAACAATCTGGAGCTGGAAAAGATATTCACTGACCAGCAGACAGGAAAGAATTTTAATCGTCCAAGATATCAGGTATTAAAAGAGGATGTATTAAGAGCTGGTGACAAGTTGATTATTACTGAGGTAGACAATTTTACAAGCTATAAAAATTACAACATATGGCTTATAGAATTGAAAAGGAATATATCGGGAAAAGTAATTTGTGTCACCCGTGGTGACACAAATTGGAAAGATAAATCAAGATAGTTAAAAAAGGAATTACTTCGGTAGTTCTTTTTTCTTACCAAAAACAAGAACAGGAGGTTAAAAAAAATGCTAAAAATATTCAGAAAGGACTCACTGACTCCACAGACAGAACGCATTTACAAAGTGCCATTATTTCACCGATTGGGGAGCTGCCTGATACCATTAGATGCCACGGAACGTTTGCGAGCATTACACAGTTATTATCGCATGGGTGACGAGGCATCTTTTTCTTTTAACTGGAATGAATATCTGCATCTGAAACGGGACTGGAGAAATGACATTATCAATACTTCTTTGCGGGAGCATCCGGAATATTTGGAAATGGAGGGTGGAAGCTGCGCCTGTGTGATGTTTATCAGAAAATATCCGAACGGTTTGACGGATCAATTCTTAAATGAACTGACAAACATGGACTTTCCAATCATTTATTCAATGGATGTGGAGCCGCTCGACAATGATGTGGCATATCAGATGGTGATGAAAAAGTACATGTCTAATGAGCGAAGCATTAACCGTGAGCAGGAGTTGAAAAACGAAAATGGAGATTATTCTACCAACATCAATTACGAGAGGAGAAAGCAGCAAAGAGACACGGAGGAGATGCTTGATCGTATTTCTTCGTTTGATGAGCGGCTTCTTTATGTGGGGATCACCATTGTGGTAAAAGCTGGTTCGATGGAAGAACTGGAGGAGCGGACAGAAAAGGTGCGTATCATTGGAAAAACACACAACATGGACATTGTTCCACATTCGTATCGACAGCTTGATGCCTTGAATACATCATTGCCGACGGGAGCAAGATTTGTTGATACAATGCGGACAATTACCTCTGAGGAACTTTCCATTTTCATTCCGTTTAATGCGCAGGAGATTCATGATGATTTGGGATACTGCTATGGCTTTAATAAGGTATCCAAAAATCTGATCATAGGAAACCGTAAATTATTAAAGAATGGAAACGGGATGGTGTTTGGTGTTCCGGGTTCCGGAAAGTCCTATAATGAGAAATCCGAGATGGGGCAGGTGTTATGTTTTTCAAAGGATGACATTATCGTGGTAGATCCAATGGGTGAATATAAAGACATTGCTGCAGCGTGGGGCGGTCAGTATATCAATCTGACACAGTCTGCGGAAAATGTCTTTTATGTCAATCCGTTCCATGTACCGGATGTTGTGCCGGACATTGACCGCTTTGTGGCGGAAAAAGCAGAGTTTGCCTATCTGTACCGGAATGAGCCAGAACTTAATCGATGCACAGAGAAACCGTTCTACGAAAACAATGGTTTCCAATTCCGAATTTATGCTTTTGCTGGATCAGGGAACAATGGACAAGGAAGCGGTAGAAGATTTGTTTGATATTTCTTCCGAGCAGCTTGCCTGTGTGAATGGAGCAGAGCCGGGAATGGGACTTATCCGGTTTGGCGATAAGATTGTCCCACTTGATAATACAATAGAAAAAGATAACAATCTTTATCAGCTATTTAATACCAATTTCCATGAGATGGTATTGGATGAAAAAAGTACTTGACAATACGGTACACCGTATATATAATACAGACATACGGTACACCGTATGAAAGGAGGCGCTAATAATGAGAGCTCAGGACAGATGGAACAAGAAAGCAGGATACATAAGCAAGTCATACAAAGTCAATCAGAACATTGCAGATGATTTTGCTAGTTCCTGTAAGGAAATGGGAGTTTCTCAATCTGGAGAGTTGCTAAAATTTATGAGCGAATTTATAAAGAAGAACTTGAAAGGAGAAAAGAAAATGAGAGTAATGACTAAGTATACTCAAGATGGTGAATGTGCAGGAATGGTTGAGATGGCGATAAATCAAGTTGTTTATCAATACGACAATACGGAAATTGAAAATGAGGAAAAAAGGATTTTGAAGGAATGTGAACAGATGGGAAAAGGAGGAAGATGCGATAACTGTTTAGATTTCAAGAAAGACTTTGATGTTCCAAATGCCAGGGAAACGGTTTCATTAGAAGACTTTTGTGAAATCGGTCGTTATGTTAAAAGCATTTATCTGCGTGATGTTGCATTGATGCGTTTGGTAATAGAAAAAAAACTTATGCCTGTTCGTATACGATACAGCAATGAAATGGAGTTAAATATTAACTATTCCCATGGCAATATGATCTTTACTTTACAAATGGATTTGTTCCCGTTTGATGTTTATGTTGTTATTTAATTTATCGAGTGAATTTTTCAAGGCATACAAAGATAAGCTTTGTGTGCCTTATTTGTCTATATGGAAAAAATTATTTAACGAAGAAATGAGAAGGAGAAATTATGGATCATCTAGACAAATTCCCCTTTCGTAGTTAAGATTGAGTATATCTATCATATACACGAACGTACATTCGATTCAAGAAAATACGGATAGTTTTAAATTGATTGTGTCAATTTACAATCAATTTCTATTCAATGTGGTTTTCCGGCAAGTTCTGTAAAATAAGCTCAGATCAAAACAATAACGGGAGGAGCTTATGCAACAGAATATTGAATTTGAGCGGTGCATTGATTTTCTGGTACGGATGATTGATAAGTACGGCGAAGAAGTCCTCCGGGAGTTGGAGGAAGAAAAACAGAATAAAGAAGAAAAAGAAGCGGCAGTTTCCTGAAATACAAAATGTAAATCAGACTGTCGCTTTTTCATGTATTTTTAAATCAAATAAATTTTAAAAGCTGATAAAAAAGAATGATAATTTGGAGAAAAATAGCATAGAATAATTTTGAGCTGATATGACAGAGAATGTTTTGGCATATTGACAGGACATTTAAAATGACGTATACTAAGCTCAGTGATCGTTCTGTAGAAACTTGAGAAGCCTACAGGCGGGGGAGAGCCTGCGGGTCTCTCCCTCTTTTGTTTTAAGGAGAAATGAGATGCAGACACCGAAAAAATTCTCTTCTTTTAGTGACCAGGTTTCCTGGATCAGTGATGAAAAGGGAATAAAAATAAAAGACAGAGAATATGCGGAAGAGATGTTACGCCAAATAGGATATTTTCCTCTTATGGGAGGATATAAACATCTTTTTAGAATATCGAATACAAAGAAATATAAAGCAGGAACAAGTTTTGAAGAAATAGTCAGTCTGTATAAGTTTGATGCAGAGCTTAGAGAGTTGTTCTTTAAATATTTACTGCAGATTGAGCGACAGATGCGTTCTTTGATGTCATACTATTTTACTGAAATGTATGGAGCAGAGCAGAAGCAGTACCTGGATGCTAATAATTATAATAATACAAAAAGAAATCATGCAACAATCGTAAAGTTGATAGCGACCTTGAAACGAGCAACAACGACCACAGATTATACATATATCAACTATTACCGCAAGACATATGGTGAAATTCCATTATGGGTTTTGGCAAATGTACTTACGTTTGGAAACTTATCAAAAATGTTCCGAGTGTTTCCGCAGTCCTTAAAATCAAAAGTATCAAAAAACTTTGAACCTTTGAATCAGCATCAGATGGAACAGTTTCTATCTGTTCTCACTAAGTATAGGAATGTATGTGCCCATGGGGAACGACTGTTTACATACAGAACAGTAGATGCTATTGCGGATACACCGCTTCATAAAAAACTTTCATTACCACAGAGCGGTAATCAGTACGAAAAAGGAAAACAAGATTTGTTTGCTGTGGTGATTGCTTTTAGATATCTATTACCTGGAAAAGATTTTCTGGAATTTAAAAGAAAGCTTATAAAAGAGATTGACCGAGTAAACAGAGAAGTAGAGCATATAAGTGAAGTTGAATTATTGAATAAAATGGGTTTCCCGAAAAATTGGAAAAATATTACCAGATACCATTTAAATTAAAAAAATCCTCTAAGAGATAGTGAAACACCTATTGTCTTAGAGGATTTTTTGTATAATTATACGATTGACAGAGAAGTGCGTCAATAAGAAAAATAAGTATTGAAAATAGTTGGAACAAATACTAAAATAAGGTTGGGACAATAAAACGGAATTATATTGCGAGGAAAATTATGAAGAATAAAAAGATTAAATGCGATATATATACCAGAGTATCCACAACCATGCAGGTAGATGGCTACAGTCTGGAGGCTCAGAAAGAAAAACTCAAGAGATATGCGGAATTTCAGAATATGGAAATCGTAAATGAGTATTCCGATGAAGGTAAGTCTGGAAAAAGCGTAGAGGGCAGACCGGAATTTCAGAGAATGTTAGATAATATTGAGAATGGAACAGATGAGGTACAGTTTGTACTGGTGTTCAAGCTTTCCAGATTCGGTCGTAATGCGGCAGATGTTTTAAATTCTTTGCAGAGGATGCAGGATTTTGGAGTGAATCTGATCTGTGTTGAAGATGGGATTGACAGCTCAAAAGATAGTGGAAAGCTGATGATTTCTGTCCTGTCTGCGGTGGCAGAGATCGAACGGGAGAATATCCTTGTTCAGACAATGGAGGGACGTAAACAGAAAGCCAGGGAAGGAAAATGGAACGGTGGATTTGCTCCATATGGCTATGAATTGGTAAATGGAGAATTGCAGATTGCAGAGGATGAAGCGGAAATTATTCGTCTGATCTATGATAAATTTATTCATACCAATATGGGAATCTCTGCGATTGCTGCATGGCTGAACCAGCATGGATATAAAAAGAAAAAACGACAGAATAATACACTGGACGCATTTGCCGCATCATTTATAAAAGGCGTTCTGGATAATCCGGTATACTGTGGAAAGCTGGCTTATGGACGAAGAAAGAACGAGAAAGTTTCTGGAACAAGAAATGAATATCGCATTGTAAAACAGGAAAATTATATGCTGCATGATGGTATCCATGAAGGGATTGTTTCAGAAACAGACTGGGAGCTAGCTCATCAAAAACGAGAAAAAACAGGTGTGAAATATGAAAAGACACATAGCCTCAATCATGAGCATATTTTATCCGGAATATTGAGATGTCCATTATGTGGAAGCGGTATGTATGGAAACGTGAACCGAAAGAAAAAGAAAGACGGAACCTTATATAAGGATTATTTCTATTATGCCTGCAAACATCGTCGTCTGGTAGATGGTCATAAATGTGGATATCGTAAACAATGGAGCGAGGAGAAGATTAACAATGCAGTGGAAGAAGTTATTCGGAAACTGGTGAAAAATCCTAAATTTGAAGAAGCAATTCTGAATAAAATCGGTTCAAGAATAGATACAGAGGAAATAGAAAAAGAGATTGAAGGATTGGAAAAGCAGCACAAGCAGTTGACCGGAGCAAAAGCAAGACTTGGACAGCAGATGGATAGTCTGGATATCATGGATAAATTTTATGAAAAGAAATATCAGGATATGGAGACACGCTTATATCGTCTATATGATGAAATTGAAGGCGTGGAGAACAGTATAGAAGAAGTTAAGAATCGCCTGCTGAATATCCGGCAACAGAAAATATCAGAAGAAAACGTCTATCAATTTCTTTTATATTTTGATAAACTATATGATAAGTTCACCGACCTGGAGAAGAAAGAATTTCTTAACAGCTTTGTGGAACAGGTGGACATTTACGAGAAGGAGCAGCCAGATGGCAGATTCCTGAAGCACATAAAGTTCCGTTTTCCGGTGTATTTTGGAGATAGGGAAATACAGGAACTTTGTTGGGACAACGAAAGTATCGTTGAGACAGTAGTCTTGATGTCAAGGAAAGATAAATAAAGCCCGGTTTTCTTATATGGAAACATAGCTACTGCAAAATGTGTGTCAGGTTGTAACCTCGGATTAGATGTCACGATTTGAGACAGTGGATTAGATGTCAGGTATTTTGGGATGATTTTTGGAAAACGAAAAAGGATGACAACCAATCTGGCAACTCGACCATTTTTGCGGATTGCAGGCAGTGGAATAGATGTGAGGAGGAATGGTGTTTATGGATAGAAATTATTTGTATCAAGTGGATATACGTGAGTGGATAGAAAATGGATTAGATGCTGAAATTATGGTTCCGGTTTTTGGAAATAGAGTTGATAAAAAATACGATGTGTATCTTCAAAGTTTTTTACTTCCAATTGATGCTGTTGAATCAGATATGCAAAATGATACGTATAATGCAAATACAATGGAGCCCGGAATAACAGTATATGGTTCATGGGAAAATGATGAAAAGGTGTATCATCGATGGGGAAATGATGATGATTTTGAACCTCTTATCATTAAAAGAAATTTTAATGGTGTAGCAACAGATTCGGTTGAAGTTGCAGAAGAATTTAGGCTGTTGTTTAATCTATATTTTAATTCACAAAAAAATGAATATGTTGATGTTTCAGATGGAGAGGGAATTACTGTTGTTAAAATGAATGACAATGGATACATTACTATACATAAAAGATATTTAAAGACATATTTAGCAGTAAAGGAAAAGGCATTGATTGTTCATATTGACAGTAGATGTGTTGCTCTTGATGCATCAGAAAAGGTTGAGGAGGATGGATTAGCGTATAGAAATGATGAAAATTCTATATTTTATACATTGAACATTGGAAATACATCTACGGGGACCAAAAGAGAGAATTATTCATATATTTTTGCTAAAAACGTTATTTGGGCTTGCAGTTTATGTGATAGCAACATATGGCCATACAACGAGGAAAAGAACTATGTCGATTTCATTATTGGAATAGATGAAAATGGAAAAGAAATACGTCATACATGTAATCCAAGCTGTTTAAGTAATTATTTTGGCGCAAATCCAACTGCACCTCATTATTTAACACCAGTCTATTTTGATGCAGCAGTTTTAAATAAGTATTATTCTAAACCAGAGATTTATAAAGTTGAAGATGGTATTATACGATGTGGCGTACTGTGGTCGTTATATATTGATAATAGTAATTCTGAGTATGTATCAGCATATTTGGGAGATTTAGGAAGAGATTTACCAAGTGAATCAGAGCAGCATTACTGGAGAGGTTTTAATAAAGCAGTTGGTGGTAAATTGAGCCCGACAAAAGTAAAAAGAGATTTTATGTGCATTGCATCTGATTCCGAGTCTCCGGATTTTGTATTTAAAAGAACATATAGGAGAGTAAACCAAGCTTATGAAGATAGACTTGGTTGGCCATTATTTTTGCCATTAACAGAGCAAGATACATATAACTTTGAAACCCTGCGAGTACCAGTTAATAATTCAATTGCAGAGATGGATATGCTTGTTCTCTCTTTAGTGAAAATATTAATTGATTCTTTGAATGAGAAGAAAATTACCAGTCAACTGACTGGAAGTTATGAAAAGTTGGTGGGGAGTATATCTAAATTAGAGGCTTGGTTAATTGAAAAAGATATAGAGAATTATGATGAGCATATAAAATTCTTAAGAAATTTGCAGGAATTACGTTCCAGTGGAACAGGACACCGTAAAGGGAAAGGATATCAGAAAATAACAAAAGCCCTTGATGTGAAGAATGAAAATTATGCAGAAACATTTTCTAATTTATTAAATAGTGCCACCGCCTTTTTGGAATTTATGGAAGAAAACATGGAAAAGATAGTGTAATAGTAAGCTCCCCATCACTGGATATCATAGTGACGAGGAGCTTTGTTACTTTTTAGATTATTATGCTTCAATCTCAATTTTCAGTCCGGACTTGAGTTCCACTGTGAAGTGGTCATCCCAGATAATGATGCGCTCAAGCCAGCGCTTTACCAAGGCTTCGTCGAAGGCTTCAAGGTGTGCGTGCTGCTGCTTTATAAAATCCTGCAACTCGTTGATGCGTGCAATCTGTGTGTCCCTGGCGGCAGTGTCAACCGTGCATTTCTCGCGCTGCTCCCGGAGCTTGAAGATCTCATCGGCGGTATTTTGCTGAGCGCTTCGGATCACCTTTGCGATGTTCTGCTGGAGCTGTGCCTAGTAGGTGGACTTATCGCCAAGGAGCGTGTTGATGGCCTGAACTACCACATTCTCTAATATCGTCTCATTGACGGTTCTTGCGTGGCATTCCTGCCCGGTTGGCTCCAGTCTACTGATGCAGCGCCAAACGATGGATTTGCAACCGCGATTGTTCCAGTGGATTCTACGGAACATTTCACCGCATTCGCCGCAAATGACAATCTGTGCAAAGCAGTGGTTGCAGCTGTAGGTGCGCTTTTTGCCATTGGTACTGGTCTTGACTATTCGCCTGCGTACCAGCTCTTCCTGCACCCGCAAGAAGATGTCCTTCGGAATAATTGCTTCGTGGTTGCCTTCCACATAGTATTGCGGAACAATGCCATTGTTCTTCACTCTGGTTTTATTCAGAAAGTCTGTGGTGTAGGTCTTCTGAAGAAGGGCATCACCGATGTATTTTTCATTTCGAAGAATCTTGTTGATGGTGCTGGTCCACCATTTTGTTTTGCCAGCGCCGGTGAGGATGCCGTCTGCTTCCAGACCTTTTGCAATCCGGTCCATCGAGTAGCCCTCAAGGTATTCACGGTAGATGCGCTTTACCACCTCCGCTTGCTCTGGATCGATGATGAGATTCCCATCTGCATCCTTGGTGTAGCCGAGGAAGTGATTGTGATTTACCTGTACCATCTTCATCAGATGCGAAATCAGACTCAGCACTTGCCTTACCACCAAGAGGCTCACCGTCACGAATCTTCTGCAGATTGTTAAGTCCACAGGCGATCCCCTTGTTACCGGAGCTGTTGAATGCATAGAAGCTGATGCTGGCGCGACCATACACACCGGAGTAAACCTCGGAGCGAGTAAGAATCGGATTGCGATCTGCATCCACGATGCCAGGAGCAGAGATTGCATTGGCATTTACGAAATAAGCATTGGCGTAGGCCGGATCGTCCGGACGCTCCATGTCGCCATCACGAAGTGGAGTCTTGATGACAGAGAGGGCAGGTACAGACTTGCCATTGCCCTTGAGCTTGGCCTCGCCCTCCTTGTAAGCGGCCTCAATGGCAGCTTCAATCTTGGCGATGGTCTTGGTATCAGACTTCGAAATAATCAGAGATACGCTGTACTTCGGTGTACCTCCATTGATGGATTTCGGCTCCCAGACGTTGGCATAAGACCAACGAGTGTCAGGACCAGTGATTACCTTCATAGGATTGTTGATTTTTACATTCTTGTTCATTTAATTTTCCTCCATAAAATCAGTTTTTGCATTGTTCATTGCCGGACGTTTATCGCTCTCCGGCACGAGCGTTGGTTTACCTTGCGGCTTTTCAATATAGGCGGTAAGCAGCTCATCGAATCTGGATTTGCCAAGACGCTTCTGCATGGCAGTGATACCAAGGAGCTTCTTTTCATATGAATCAAACCCGGCATCTGTAACTGCCTGGATGACTGCCTCCTCATTGGAATACTTGCGGTTGGATCTACCTTCGACCAGCTTCCAGCCAGCCCATTCCTTACCGCTGATGGCCTGCTGCAGAGCATATTCCTTGATGTCGGATGCCCAGGCGACTAATTCATCTGCGCGGGAGAGGATGTATTCAATCTCCGAATCCTCTAAAAAAGGTGGAAGCTTGAAATCGTACTGAGCCAGTGTGAGATTGGCCTCGGCTCTGGCACGGCATTCGTGCTTGGCCTTACAGAAACCACACCATTCGCCACAGAGGAAGTTCCCATCCCCGGCAAAGGCAAGATCTGCGGTCGGCTTCAGCACTTCATCCGCCCACTTGTACAGCGCATCCTTGAAAATTTCAAAGGTGGAAATATTCTGACGCCTTGGCTGGTAGATGGTCATGCTGACATTATCAATGTCGTAGATGTCATCAAAGAGCTCCAGGGCTCCAAGCGCATAGCACTTCATTTGCGGATTATCGGTCGCATCTACGAGGACTCCAAGACCGTGCTTGTAATCGCATATTCTCAAGGTGCCATCTGCAATAATGATGCAGTCAGCGGTTCCGAAGCCCTGTTCCACCCAGCGAAAGAAATCTACACGCTGTTCAATCAGAACCTTCGGATCAGCGCAGCTTTCCTTGGCGGCCTCTACCATTTCAAGGATGTAGGCGGCATAGCCATTGGCACAGTCCTCCATTTCCTCGTTGTACCAGGTGAGATTCTCCGTCGGATCACTGGCATCCATCCCCAGGGCCCTCTTTAGCTTGTACTCACAAAGCTCATGAGCATCAGTGCCTTCCGCAGCATAATCGCTGCCTTTATCCTCGTATGTCTCGCAGAGCCTTGCGGAAGGCGGGCAGTGGAGCCAGCGGTCCGAAGAGGAAGCAGATAAGATAGCATGTCCCTTAGGTGGCATCGTCAAGTACCTCCGCATCCTTTAACAAGGCTTCATAGTGCTTCGGATCAACAGCAGATAGCTTGGAAGCACCATACTTCTGAAGTAATGTACGGATAGCAGCGGTATGCCCGGCACGGGACTTTTCTGCTAAGACAGCTCGTACATTCTCAAGCTTCAAATCCGGTTCCTTTTCTTCCTTGGCAGCAGGCTTCTCGACAGGTGCGCCGTCAGCAGTGTCACCAAACTGTTCTGCTAACCAGTTGGCTGCTTCATTAATAGCAGCGGCTGCACTGCGCAGCTCTTCGATGGTCATAGCCATATCGCTCATTTTGCTCATAGCGACGTTCTCCTTTCTCTGATTGTCTTTGCTGTGCGAGGATTGTCATGTCTCACGCCATTCTTGCGGATACGTGGGAGATTGCATTCAGTACTGCAATCAGCTCCGTGTCGTTACCGCCTGAATCGAAGTTGGACTTCTTCATGTGTTTCACCTCCGTTTCTGTGATGGTTAAGGCTTGTTGTTTCGTGCCTTACACCTTCCACTGGAGATGAGTGGCGGATTTGAGCGGAGAAAAGTTGAAAAAATATAAAATCCCTCCGGGCATCGGTTGATGGCATGCCAAGAGGGATGAATTGCTACATACGATATGTAGGATTAATGGCCACGGACCTTACGGAGCTCCGTGCGGATCTTCTTCATCTGATCAGCGAAGGTACGCTGCGGGCGACCGAGCTTTTCAGCGATTGCACGATCTGAGATCTTGTAATCATCAAGCCAGCACTGAATGATGGTATCAGCATCCGGATCGAGCTCACGCAGTCTGGCAAAAAGCTGCTCCAACAGCATACGGTCGGAGATGACTTCCTCCATAGGTTTACTGCGGTCGGAAATATAGTCGCCAAGGGTGCCGCTGCCATCTGAGAGAGGTTGATCCAGAGAGGTGATGTCTCCAGCAGCGTGATATTCACAGTCAAGGCAGTCGCCATCGCATCTCCATATGAAGCGATATGGGCACATGCACCTGCCGTGATCCTGCTCCTTGTGGCGAATGCGGTCGGCTTCCTTATAAAATGAATTGTGCTGTTCCTTGGTGACCGGGACCTTTTCGCCGGTGCTGCGAACGTAAATAAAGTAAGTCTTCTGATTGCCATTGTTTTGCATAATGAAAGCCCTCCTTCGGCTTTTGCCGAAATGGAGAGCTCCAGACATGCAAAACCAGACCACAGGCGTGAGGGCATACCGAAGGATTACTCCATTTCGGCTGCACCTCACTTCCGGTGATCGGTACAGTATTTGATTGTCATCGGTAGTCACGTGGAACCGGAAACACCCTGCGCAGATGGCTCCCACGTGCTAAAGCAAGTATGCCATTTTTAGGGATCGGAACCTCAGACACAGGCATGTCCGTTTTTGCAGTGCTGATGGGCAGAAACGAGAAGGCCAAGATGAGCTTTACATTGAAAAACGGGCAAAAAAATGCCGGACATAGTTGTGTCCGGCATTGAAATTTGAGAACGCACAAATAAAAAATAATATCAACAAATAACAGAAAACTATTGAAAAAACATATTTATGATTTATAATAAAATAGATGAGTTGTATTCAGATTCAAATTACGAGGTGAGAGCATGGAAGAAATCATGAATGACAAATGGATAGGCATAGATGAAGCTGCGGAATATTTAGGAATCAAAACAGTCACTCTTCGTAGCTGGATCAGAAATGGCAAAGAAGATTTGCCTGCTCAAAAAATCGGGAAACAGTGGAAGTTTAAAATTTCCGAACTCGATGAATGGGTTAAGAGCGGTAAAAGCGCTGACTGATTCATGAGGAAAATCAAAGAAAATCATTAGACAAGGAGCAGACAAAGATGGCTGTCAAGAAAACGCAATTATATGCATCGCTGTGGGCGAGCTGTGATAAACTTCGCGGAGGTATGGATTCCTCAGAGTATAAGGACTATATCCTGACATTTTTATTCATGAAGTATGTCACTGATAAATTTAAGAATAAAGGAGCATATGAAGACATTAAGGTCTTTGATAAGGCACATGATAAAGATCCAGATCCAGAGAAGCGAACGGGCTGCTCTTTTGACGACTTTATTGCTCTGAAGGGAAAAAAGAACATCGGCGAGGGCATGGATAAAATCATAGCTCGCCTTGCTGACGAGAACACTGACCTGAAGGGTGTTATTGATATTGCTCATTTCAATGATGAGAAGAAGCTGGGAAGCGGTAAAGAAATGGTCGATAAATTGACTGATCTTATCTCTATCTTCCAGCGTCCGGAACTTGACTTCTCTCGAAACAAGGCAGAAGGTGATGACATCATCGGCGATGCCTACGAGTATCTAATGCGTAAATTCGCTACAGAGAGCGGGAAGAGCAAGGGACAATTCTATACGCCTGCAGAGGTTTCCAGAATTCTTGCTAATGTAGTAGGCATTAGTCACTGCACGGATGCCAGCGCCACGGTATGCGATCCGGCTTGTGGTAGTGGTAGTTTGTTGATTCGGGCTATCGATGCAGCGCCATTTCCAATTATGGGTTATGGTCAGGAAAAAGAAAGCACAACAGCTGGTCTTGCTAAGATGAATGCTGTTCTGCACCGTAAGGCTGAAATTATCATCAAGAGCGGTAATACATTCTCAAATCCGCAGTATATGGATAAATCGGATAACTCTGTACTTGAGCGTTTTGATTACATAGTGGCAAATCCGCCTTTTTCCATGAAAAACTGGCGCGATGGAATTGCAGGTAAAGAATATGGTCGGTTTGAGGGCTATGGGGATATGCCTCCGGAAAAGAACGGAGATTATGCTTGGCTTATGCATATTCTTAAAACTTTAAAGTCAAATGGTAAGGCTGCGGTTATTTTGCCTCATGGAGTCCTCTTCCGTGGAAACGCAGAGGCTACCATCAGAGAAACTATTATAAAGAAACATTGGATCAAGGGCATTATTAGCCTTCCGGCAAACTTGTTTTATGGCACTGGAATAGCTGCATGTGTACTCGTGATTGACAAAGAAGGTGCTGCAAACCGACAGGGCATCTTTATGATTGATGCCAGCCGTGGATATGTTAAGGATGGCAATAAGAATCGTTTGAGAGAACGCGATATCTACAGAATTATTACTACCTTTAATGAGCAGATTACTACAGATCCTAAGTATGCGCGTTTCGTATCTAATGATGAAATTGAAAAGAAGAATGAGTATAACCTGAACATCACCCGATATATTGACTCCACAGATCCGGAGGACATTCAGGATATCTATGCGCACATCCATGGAGGTATCCCTGCGGTTGACATCGATGGCCTCTCCAAGTACTGGGAAGTATTTCCTTCGTTGAAATCTGAGCTGCTGTCAACTATTAGCGAAAAATACTACAGCTTAAATGTTGAGCACGAAAGTATTCGACAAACGATATATAAAAATACTGAATTCTCGGAGTATGGTGAGAAACTCGACGAGGCATTTGTTGCATGGAAGACAAAAGAATATCCGGTTCTTTCAACTCTTGATGAAGACGTGTCTGCAAGAGAGCTGATTGTAAGTCTTGCTGAAGATATCATTGCCGAATTCGAACACCTGACACTGATTGACAAATACGATGTATATCAGGTGTTGTTAGCCTATTGGAATGAGGTCATGAACGATGATGTGTCACTTATCATAAGCGAATCGGATGGCTACACCAACGCCAGAGCGACAGACAATATCGAGGAAGAAATTACGCAGGGAAAGAATAAGGGTGAAATGAAGGTCACCGGATGGGAAGGTCGTTTGATCCCGAAATCTATTGTAATAGATGCCTTTTTCCGTGAAGAGAAGAATGCCATAGAAGAAGCCGAGAGTATTGTCGCAGAGACGGAGTCCCAGCTTTCTGATCTGATTGAGAGTGCGGACGAAGAATCTGCTCTTGCTGATGTGGTTGAGAACGGGAAAGTTAAAGCGAAGGATATCGAAGCCAAAATAGTTGAGTTGACAAGCACGATTGAAACAGAAGAAACCATAGAGCTCGAAGTGATCCGCACGGATCTCCAGCTTGTCAATACGAAGAAACGGCTGGAAGCGTACCTTGTGAGGCATCCGCTTTGCAAGAGTGCAGTCAACGAAAATGGAAAAATCACAAAGAGCTCTATTGAATATCGGTTACGTATTATTCGTACAGAAGAATGCGTACCCGAGAGCTTGCAGGATGACGTAAACCAGTTGAAGGCAGCTTTAGATCTTTGTGGTAAGGTATCAGATTACAATAAGGTTGTCAAAGAGCTGAATAAGGCTCTGGATGAAAAGTGCCGGGCAAGATACGAAAAATTCACAGATAATGAAATTTTAGAGCTGCTTGTGAACAAGAAGTGGTTTGATAGCATTTTCTCTGGCATCACCGATTTGTATGCTGAGATTTCCCATCGCTTGACGAGTAGAATTATTGAACTTGCTGAGCGATACGAGGATACACTTCCAGAGCTTGACAAAGTCACTGCTGAATATGAGGCAAAGGTAAAGTCTCATCTTGAAAGGATGGGATTCAAATGGTAAATGAAATTTTAAAAGCAGATATTCCGGATGACTGGAATATTAAGAAACTTGAGCCAGATGTTGGATTTGTTAGAAGTGGGAAACGCTTACCAAAAGGATATTACGTAACTTCGATACCTACACAACATCCATATATTAGAGTTGCAGATATGAGAGCAGGGTATGTTGACGTTGATGGATTAATGTATGTCCCGGACGAAGCATACTTTCGGATACAAAAATATAGAATATATAGAGATGATATTTATATTTCTGTTGCTGGAACACTTGGTATTGTGGGGCAGATACCGGATTATCTTGATGGAGCTAATCTAACAGAAAATGCAAATAGAATTACAGACATTAAATGCAATATAAAGTTTTTAATGTATTGGTTAATGAGCTCAAAGATTCAAGGATTGATTAATCAGACGCAAACATTGGGAGCACAACCTAAGTTGGCTTTAACACGAATTAGAAACTTTCCAATCATCCTTCCTCCAATAGAAGAACAAGAGCAAATTGTTGAAGTATTGTGTAATGTAGACACTCTTATCACTAATTTAAGAAAACTCATACGTAAGAAAAAGGATATTCGCCAAGGAACAATGCAAATGCTTGTAACTGGAAAGAAACGATTAAGTGGATTTGATGGAAACTGGAGAGTGACGACTCTAGATCAGCTCTGCTATATAGTGACAAAGCAAACAGGATTTGATTATAGCGCAGAGATTAAGCCGTCGCTTGTGACTACACCACAAATTGGAACCATCCCATTCATTCAAAATAAGGATTTTGAGGCGTTTGATATCAATTACAATACAGACTTTTTCATTCCCTATGATGTAGCAGAAAAGTATCCCAGGATCCTTCTGAATGAGGTGTGTCTACTGATATCAATTTCAGGGCGCATAGGAAACGTTGCAATCTTTGATAATGAGCAGACTTCGTTCGCTGGAGGAGCGGTTGGTATTGCAAAACTGTATGAGCCTGAATTGGCAAGTTGGTGCATGCTGTATTTGTCTAGCAAGGACGGACAAGAGCAGATTTTCTCCAATGAAAAAGTTGGAGCACAGCATAATTTGACGGTAGCTGATGTCCGAAAACTCGAAATCAAGATGCCTGCAAAGTCAGAGAGAGAAGCTATTATCAAAGTTTTAACGGATATGAATGATGAAATCGAAGTCCTTGAAGAAAAATTAGATAAGTATCAAAAAATCAAACAAGGTATGATGGAAGAATTGCTGACCGGCAAGGTCAGATTAGTGTAAGGGGGTGCCTGTCAGATGAGTATTGGTGATGCCGAAATTAAAACACAGGAAAGAGTGATCCGTTTCTTTAAAGAACCGGAGATCTTGGGCTACCAGTATATTGGTAACCTGTCAGATTATCCGAATAAGAACATCAAGGAAGATCGTCTGCGCCAGTACCTTCGACTGAAGGGCTATGCAGACAAGCTGATTGATGCTGCTATTATGCAGCTTCAGCAGGAAGCCGGGAATCTTTCGCGTGGAGTTTATGATGCTAATAAGACTGTGTACTCACGCTTGAAGTACGGAATTCCTGTCAGCGAGAGTCCAGAAAAATCTCCGGTGACAGTAGAGCTTATTGATGAGGCTAATCCATTGAATAATGACTTTGCCATCGCTGAGGAAGTGACGGTCGTTGAGCAATCGGAAAAGAGGCCGGATCTTGTCGTTTATTTGAATGGTATAGCAGTGGCAGTTATAGAGCTGAAACGAAGCGGCGTCTCTGTATCCGAGGGTATTCGCCAGAATCTGACAAACCAAAAGAATTCATTCATACAGAGCTTCTTTACCACGATACAGTTCTGCATGGCAGGAAACGAATCTGAAGGACTGCGCTATGGAACACTCCTGACTGGGGAGAAGTTCTACATGGAATGGAAGGATGACGGTTTCAAAGAACATGAGGAAGAACGTGATCCGGTAGATGTTCGTATCAGTAAAACCTGCGAAGGCATAGAGAACAAACTCCTGAAGCAGATATATGCCATGTTCGATAAGGAACGTTTTATCGACCTTATCATGAATTTTGTTGTCTTTGATAAAGGCATCAAAAAAGTATGCCGGTACAATCAGTATTTTGGCATCAAGCGTACCCAGCAGAGGCTTACTAATCTGAGAACGGAGCTTCACAATCCGAACAGAGATCCGGATAAACCGATGGGTGGTATTCTTTGGCATACACAGGGTTCCGGCAAAACGCTGACAATGGTATGGCTTGCAAAATGGATTCTGACACATTGGGCGGAGCTTAATGCTCGTGTCCTTATCGTGACAGACCGAGATGAGCTTGATGAGCAAATAGAAAAAACATTCACTGGTGTGGATGAGAATATTGCTCGTACCAAGAGCGGTAAAGATTTGCTGAATCGCCTGAATGTATATGATGATTCGCTGATTTGCTCGCTGGTACATAAGTTTGGACGTCGTGGTGGTGAAGCGACAGAGAATGACTATGACAAGTACATAGAAGAGCTGAAAGCGTCCCTCCCTGCCAATTTCGAGGCAAAAGGAAATCTTGTGGTGTTTGTTGACGAATGTCACAGAACACAGTCTGGTAAGCTTCATACGGCGATGAAGACCATCATGCCGAATGCTGTATTTATAGGCTTTACGGGCACTCCACTGCTGAAAAGGGATAAGAAGATCAGTATTGAGGTTTTCGGTACATATATCCACGCTTACAAGTATAACGAAGGCGTGGCCGACGGTGTCGTTCTGGATCTTCGTTATGAATACCGCGATGTTCCACAGGATTTGTCTTCACAGGATCGTGTTGACCAGTGGTTCGACGTAAAGACCAGAGGGCTTTCCTCTCGTGCAAAGGCAAAGCTCAAGGAGAAGTGGGGCACGATGCAGAAGGTGTATAGCTCCCGCTCGCGTCTTGAAAAGGTGGTATGGGATATCATTCAGGACTTTAATATGAAGCCGCGTCTGATGGATGGAAACGGCAATGCGATTCTTGTAGCCGATGGTATTCCTACGGCCTGTAAGTATTACGAAATTTTCCAGCAGATGGGCTTTAAGAAGTGCGCCATCGTATCTTCCTATACACCGAATAAGGGAGAATTGCGAACTGACACCGTCAGCGACGAGGATGATACAGAAACTTTCCTTAAATACGAGACATATCTGAAGATGCTGGGACTTGATCCATCTGATCTTCCGAATGCGGGATCGGTTCAAGCCAAGGTGGAGGAATTTGAAAAGGAAGCAAAGCGCAAATTCGTAGAGGAGCCTGCGAATATGAAGCTCCTCATCGTCGTGGACAAGCTTCTCACCGGGTTTGACGCACCTCCTTGCACGTATCTATACATTGACAAGAGAATGCAAGACCACGGCCTTTTTCAGGCAATCTGTCGAGTCAATCGTCTTGATGATGATACGAAGGATTTTGGCTATATCGTGGATTACAAGCAGTTGTTTGGACAGCTCCAGACCGCAATGAAGGACTATACTTCCGGCGCTTTTGAAGGATATGATCCGGAGGATGTAAAAGGACTTGTCAAAGATCGCCATGATGCTACGGTATCCTATTTTGAGGAAGTGTATGATGCTGTCGAGGAACTCTGTGAAGGCGTCGAGGAACCACGTGGAGAGATCCAGTACATCCATTATTTCTGTGGCGTTTCTGGACAGTCTGAGGAGAGCGACGAGATTTATGCACGCCTGAGAGAAAAACTCTATCGTCTTGTGAGCAGTCTTGTCAGAGCCTTCGCAGAAGCAAAACCATATCTGATTGATGACATCTCATCTGGCAAATTGAATGAATATGATAAGAAGGTCACTTTCTACATCGAGTTGAAGAAAACCATCGGTACGGCCAGTGGTGACTTTCTCGATTTGAAGGCATATGAACCTGATATGAGAAAGATGATCGATAACTATATCACGGCAGCGGATGCAGAGAAGATTGGTGATTTTGATGATCTTACCCTATTGGATTTCGTAGCAAAGCAGGGTGAGACACTTACCGGTGAAGGCGATAGCGGCCACAAGGAAGGTGCAGCAGAGGCAATCGAGAATAACATCCGTAAGAAGGTTATCGAAAAGGTCACAGTCAATCCACGCTATTATGCAAAGATGTCAGAAATCCTTGATAAGCTCATTGAAGAGCGTAAGCAGGGAGTTCTTGACTACGCTGAGATGCTTGAGAAATATATAAAGCTGGCCAAGGATGTTGATTGCCCAGAGGATAACGACAAATATCCGGAAAGTATCCGCAAGAGTAAAGCCCTGATGGCTATTTATGATAACACTGGAGAAGATGAGAAACTTGCTATCAGAATCCACAAAGCTGTGAAAAAGCAGGCACTGTTTGGGTTCAGAGATAATCAGGTAGTAATACGAAGAATAAAGAAAGCACTCTATGAGATTTTGGGTGATGACTCTGAAGTGGAGCGCATCTATAAGATCATTGAAAAGCAGGAGGAGCTTTAATGCGCATTGTCATTTCCGGTATCCCAATTGATGTGCAAAAAAAGAATATAAAAAATATGCACCTTCAGGTGAAGCCGCCGGATGGACATGTTGTAATTTCTGCGCCTTTATCTGTGGACGATAAAGCTATAGAGGCTTATGCCAGAACTCAGCTGGGCTTTATCAAGAGGGCTATCGCGCAGTTTCAGGATCAGCCAAGAGCATCGAAGCGGCAGTATGTTTCAGGTGAGACGATGTATATATGGGGAAAGCAGTACTTTCTTGTCTTTAAGCCTGACAATCAAAAGAACAGCTTCGAGATTCAGAATCAAAATATTGTTCTATCCATGAGCGCCAAGAGTACCGTGAAACAGCGAGATGCTTATGTGAAAGAAGAATATCGAAAGATTCTGAAGGAAGAAATAGAAAAGCGTCTGCCTAAGTGGGAGGCGCAGACAGGACTTAAATGTGATTCTTGGCAAACAAAATATATGGTTACAAAATGGGGTGCCTGCAGTACAGGTAAAAAGAAGCTGTGGTTTAACCTGCAGCTCGCCCAGAAACCGTATGCCTGCCTTGACTATATTATTTTACATGAGCTTACACATTTAATCACAAGAAAGCATGACGCTACATTTATCGCTCACATGGATAAGCGCATGCCTAATTGGCGTGAAATTCGTAAAGAACTCAATGACAGCAGGCTGGACTACTATGAAGCACAGGATGAAAGCCCACTGCAGAAACTGATTGACCAATCTCGTTATGACGATATCCGGGATGCGGCCATAGCTTATATTCAAGAGGAACGTTCTGGTGACACGAAAAGGCTGTCGGTCGTTGATATGGAAATCGAGAATGTTATCCATATTGAACAGCCAGAAGATGGCGTGATTGCATTCGATGTAATTACATCATGCGATGTCGAGATGTCGTCCGCTTCTCACAAGGGATATTTTAATGAGCGCTGGCTTAAGATTCATTGTCAGGTTACTCTTGGCATTGATATGAGCGGGTTCCGGATCATGTCTGTTGGTAATTGTGAGCCGCAAGAGGAATCTGATAATGACCGCCTGTCCGGAGAGCTGGTACCTATTATCTCACGTGACCAGTTTGAAGACGAAGCTGAGAAGTTCCTGACAAGGTATTGTCCGGCTGCGTTGGATAAACCGATGAGGATTCCAATCGAGACGATAGCCAGCGATATGAAACTACAGGTTATCGAGGATGTACCTCTATCGGATGATCTTACTTATTTTGGGACAATCATATTTGATAACGGGAATGTTCTCGATAAGCACAGGAAGATTACAATTCGCAATGCTAAACGCGGAACCGTATACCTTGATCCGCGTGTCTCCTATGAGAGATCTGTAGGAACAAAGCGTACTACGCTGGCACATGAGTGTTTTCACTGGCACCGTCATCAGCCATATCATGTGTTGATGAAAATGATAGGTGCTAACGATAATCTTGGAAGGGCTATTCAGTGCCAAATAGCTGCAAACAACACTGATTCAGATAAATGGAAGGCTGTAGACTGGATGGAGTGGCAAGCCAAAGGCGTTGCTCCGAGAATCTTGATGCCCGCAAAAATGACGCACTTGAAGGCAAATCAGCTTCTTGCAACTTATGGCGGGGTTGATGATGCGAGCATTACAGCCTATGAGAATGTCATTGATGAACTGGCGGAGCTGTTCGATGTGTCAAGACAGGCCGCAAAGGTTCGTTTGATGGATCTGGGGTATTCCAAAGCCGAAGGTGCATATCCGTTTGTAGATGGTCAGTATGTTCGTGGATATTCATTTGAAGCAGGTGCCTTGGGTAAGAATCAGACATTCACTATTCCTTATGCCGATTTGTTTAAGGCTTACTGTTTCGACCGCGAGTTTAAGAAACTAATTGACAGCGGTCAGTTTGTTTTTACGGATCGTCACCTCGTTCTCAACAATGAGAAATATATAGCGAGGAATCAGGCCGGAAATGCGACACTGTCAGAATATGCACTCACACACATGGATGAGTGCTGCGTTGTTTTCTCGAAGGGGTATAGCCATCAATCGAAATATCAAGGGGCGAAGTATTACACGCAGTTCATGCGGAACGCCGCTCCTGTTGAAAATCAGATTGAGTATTCCTTTGAACTAAACACGCATAACCGAACGCTACTCGACCAGATTCAGAACGCCAAGCGTCGGTCAGAAGCCCTGCGAAAATATCCCGGTTCCTTTGCCGAAACGTTGGTAGCCTTACAAAAAGAAAGAAAGCTCTCAAATAAACAGTTAGCAGACCGTTCGCTCGTAGGAGAAAAGACCATCCAGCGTTTGAGAAATGATGAAGAGTATCCAACATCTGTACAGACAGTTCTGGCGTTATGCGTAGGATTAAAGCTGCCACTGCCGGAGGCTGAAATGTTTCTTGGTAAAACTGACTTTAAATTAAATTCATTGAAAGGCGAAGGATACGTTTATCAATGTGTAATGGGAGCCTGTGCAGAGAATTCAATTTATGAAATAAATGAAATGCTTAAAGAAAACGGAATTACTCCTCTGGGGAGCGATCCCGATCTTCAGTAATATGAGGAGGGGTGATATGGAATGAAAGGTTCAGAATGTAAATTCGTAAAATACATGGAAGGCTCTGACAAGCGCTTTGTCATCCCGGTGTATCAGAGAAATTATGACTGGAAGACAGAAAACTGCAAGCAGCTGTACGATGACCTTGTAAAAATCATCAAGGGGCACCGGAAGAGTCACTTCTTTGGGAGCCTCGTTTCCGTTTACAATCCGGACGGCCACAATGAGGAGTTCCTGATTATCGACGGCCAGCAGCGTCTTACGACTGTATCGCTTTTATTTCTTGCCATGTATAACCTGATTGATAAGGGGGTCATTGTGCCGGAGACCGCTAATCTGAAGCAGCGGATTTTTGAGGAATACCTTGTGGATAAGTGGAAGCCGGAGGATACTCGTATCAAACTCAAACCGGTAAAGAATGATCAGACCGCCTTTGGAAAGCTGTTCTCTGATCCGACGGAGCATATCCGCGAGTCAAATCTGACCGTGAACTACGATTATTTCTATGACCGGATTCAGAAGCAGGAAATCACTATCGACCAGCTTTATGATGCGATTTGCTGTTTGGAGATTATAAATATCCGTCTGGATATGGATGACAATCCTCAGCTCATTTTCGAGAGCCTAAACTCGACCGGCCTTGACCTCAGCGAAGGCGACAAGATCAGGAACTTTATTTTGATGGGCTTACCGCCCAAGGAGCAAGAGGCCTACTACGAGAAATACTGGAATAAGATCGAGGTTTGCACGAAATATGATGTAAGTGCCTTCATCCGGGATTACCTAAGTGTAAAGCAGCAGGCCATTCCACAGCAGAAGAAAATCTACATCAATTTTAAGGAATTTGTGGAGCTCAGCAAGATTGACACCGAACCGTTGCTCGCTGAGATGCTGGCCTATGCAAAGCGGTACCAGATTCTTCTTGATGGTAATTCTGGAAGTGCTGCCCTTGACGCTTGTATTGACCGACTGAACCGTCTGGAGACTACGGTAACAAGGCCGTACTTCCTCGAGGTGCTTCGCCTATATAATGAAAGCAAACTGACTTTAACACAGGTCACGGATATTTTCCTGACGACAGAGAGCTATCTGTTCCGCAGGACGATGTGTGATCTGCCAACAAATGCTCTGAATAAGATTTTTCTCATGCTACACCGGGAAATCGTCCGGTACGACGGCACCGAGGATGACTATGTCGAGAAGTTCAAGTATGCGCTTCTCTCAAAGAAGGAGCGTGCCCGCTTCCCGGACGATGTGGAGTTTAAGGTGGCATTTGAGGAACGTCCAGTTTATCTGATGAACAGTAAGAATAAGATTTACATCCTTGAGCGCTTCGAGAATTTCGGCACTTCGGAGGATAAGGATGTATACCGCCACTGTGATGACGGCACCTATTCCATTGAGCACATCATGCCTCAGCATCTGACACCAGTATGGCAGAAAGAACTGGGTGATGATTATGAGCAGATACATGAAGAGTGGCTACATCGTATGGCAAATCTTACACTGACGGCCTATAACTCGAAGTACAACAACAGCTCATTCACCGAAAAGAAAACCATGCAGAATGGCTTTGATGATAGTGGTATCCGCATGAATACCTGGATTGCCAAGAAGAACAAGTGGACGCTGGCAGAACTGGAGGAACGTAGCGAATATCTCATGAGTCGGGCTCTTTCAATCTGGGCAGCACCTGTCACAGAATACAAACCGGAAGAAAAGCAGCTTGATACTTATACGCTTGAAGATGAGGGCGAGCTGACCGGACGACTGATTGCAAAATTCACCTTTAAGAACACGGAACAGCCGGTAACGAGCTGGGTTGAGATGTTCCAAAAGGTTATTCAGATTCTGTATGCCGAGGACAAGGCTATTATCACAAAGCTGGCCATGTCGGAGGAGGAGAATATCGCTCTTCATTTCAATACAAATCAGGATGCGTTTACGAAGTCGCTTGAGATCGGTGACGGCATCTATGTGTGGACAAACACCAGCACGCAGAGCAAGTTGTCTGTCCTAAGTCGTCTCTTCAAGCTTTACAATGAAGATCCGGCAGACTTGGTATTTTATTTGCGCGATGAAAACGAGGCCAATGAGGATGAGCCGGGCAGCCGTTACGAGCTCCGGAGAAAATACTGGACGTGTGCGCTTCCGATTATCCAGAAAGCGCACGGTGAGGACGGTTCTTTCTCCAATGTTAATCCGTCAAGGGATAACTGGATCAATGGCTCCTTCGGTATCGGCGGTTTTTATCTATGCTGCGTAGCAAACTATGATGCAGCACGGGCAGAGGTCGTATTTGGCAGAGGAAATAAGCAAGAAAACAAGGACGCCTTCGATAGCCTGTACACACATAAAGCGGAAATAGAATCAGCGTTGGGCACGACGCTCCAGTGGAACCGTGGTGACGATATCAAATCGTCCAAGGTTTTCATTCAGCTGAATAACGTCAGCATTGAAAATGAGACCGACTGGCTACAGATGGCGAATTTCCACGCTGATTGGACGAAGAAGTTTTATGATGTAATTGTGCCGTATATTCAACAGGCAGAATAAGCAGGTCAAAATTTTGAAGATACATTGGCATTTCATAATGGACCTTATGACAAAGTAAGGAGGCACTTCATTTGGCAAAGAAAAAAGATGAGATAACCATCCGTTCCAGCGCAGCAGAGTACCTGACCTATGTTGCCTCAATGGGTGATCAGCAGGACAGCATAGAGATGCGCTATGAGGATGAGAATATATGGCTGACACAGAAAATGATGGCCACACTGTATGATGTTGGTTTACCGACGATAAATGAACATATTAAAAAAATATACGCGGATAGTGAATTGGAAGAGGCCGCAACTATTCGGAATTTCCGAATAGTTCAAACGGAAGGTTCTCGCCAGGTTACACGCGATACCAAGCATTATAGCCTTCAGATGATCATTGCTGTAGGCTTCAAGGTTAATTCCGAGCGTGCAGTGCAGTTCCGTAAATGGGTAAACCAGATCGCCAAAGACTACACCATCAAAGGCTGGGTCATGGATGACGAACGGCTGAAGCGTGGAACGTATCTGACGGAGAAGTATTTCGATGAGCAGTTAGAGCGCATCCGTGAGATTCGTGCCAGCGAAAGAAAGTTCTATCAGAAGATCACTGACCTGTATGCTACGGCTGTTGATTATGATAAAAATTCCGCAACGACGAGAAGATTCTATGCGACTGTCCAGAATAAAATGCATTACGCAGTTCATGGACATACAGCAGCTGAGCTGATCGTGGAAAGAGCTGATTACACAAAAGAGCATATGGGATTAACCACCTGGGCAGATGCACCGGAAGGAAAGATTAAGAAAAGCGATGTTACAGTTGCTAAGAATTATCTAAGCCAGGATGAAATGAAGCAGCTGAATCGTATGGTGACGGCATATCTGGATTTTGCTGAAAACATGACATTGCGGCATATCCCGCTTACGATGCAGGACTGGGAAAAGAGACTCAACAGCTTCATCGAAATGTTTGATTATGGCATTTTACAGGACGCAGGCAAGGTGTCCGCAGAAATTGCAAAGCTTCATGCGGAGACTGAATTTGAAAAATACCGTGTCATCCAGGATAGATTGTTTATGTCTGATTTTGATAAGTATATGCTGGAATTAGAAGAAAACACAAAGAAATAAGGACCAGATTCCAGGTCGAGACGGTGAAATCCGGCAACTCAACTCCCTGTGAGTGTATGGCCAACTTGTGGTCAGAGCGGATGAATTGTGTAGAAATTGAGCGTTCTTCATTGTCTCAACTGTCGAGACAGTGGCAGGTGGCAGCAGTGTAAACTTGCCTTGCATTATATAGGTAGAAAAGACCTTATGCTGACTTGTTCCCATAGACTGGGGTGGTCAAGACCGTGATATGGATGTCAAATTTGCCACAGATTGCATCTGTTTGCATCTGTGAATGCGCGGTTTCAGAAGCTGTGGACATGTTTCCGTTTTGACAGGATATGTTTCCGCGAACGGGCACAATACCTGACATCAATCAGAAGGTATCGTGCCATGTGGAGACGGTTGTTCTTTTGTCCCAACTGAAACAAAAGCCGGATGATTACATTAATGTCACGATTGAACTTGATGATATGGATATAACATCTGCAGAGACTAAGGCTACATATGATGAGATAAAGAAGTATGTGGCTGAACATAATGCCGGCATGAAGGTTTCCAATCTGTATATCTCACAGGTAAAGAGAAAATGCGGAATTGAGGTTGGAAAGAATTATAATTTACCTAAAAATGAAGATAGCAGGCAACCGCAGTGTCCAGAAGATAAAGAGAGTGCAATTGTGGAGGTATTGAAGCATTTTAACATAATATATAGCAAGAATTCTCCTTCCTCTACAGGTGGGAGATGAATTGCAAAAAATAAAAAGAACGCTTGTTTGGTAGTGAGGTCCATGGTATGATAGAATCAGTCGATAAGATAATTACTCAAAAAAAGGACTGGTTTTATGGAAAATATGGATCATAATGCACATTCAGTGTACTTGATGTATTATCACCTGATTATGGTGGTGAAATATCGAAGAAAAGTTATCAATGATCCGATTTCAGAAAGAGCAAAGGAAATATGGGGATATATTGCCCCACGGTATGGAATTGTTTTGGAGGAATGGAATCATGATATTGACCATGTTCATGTAATGTTTCGTGCACAGCCTAAAACAGAACTCAGCAAATTTATCAATGCTTATAAAAGTGCCAGCAGCAGGCTGCTGAAAAAAGAGTATCCGGAAATCCGGGAAAAACTTTGGAAAGAAGCGTTCTGGAGTCAGAGTTTCTGTCTTTTGACGGCAGGAGGGGCACCAGTAGAAGTGATCCGTCAATACATCGAAAATCAGGGAGAGAAAAAGAATTGAACATAGCATATCGTTTTCGGATTTATCCAACAGAAGAACAGAAGATACTCCTTGGAAAAACATTTGGCTGTTGTCGTTTTCTGTACAACCAGATGCTTAATGACAAGATCCAGGAGTATAAAAAGACAAAGAAGATGTTAAAGAATACACCAGCTATGTATAAAAAGGAGTATCCATTTCTGAAAGAAGTTGATTCGCTGGCACTGGCAAATGTTCAGCTCCATCTGGAAAAAGCATATAAGAATTTTTTTCGTGATCCTAAGGTTGGATTTCCACGTTTCAAGTCAAAACATCACTCCAAAAACAGCTATACAACAAATGTAGTCAACGGAAATATTCTGGTAGAAGATAACCGGATCCGGCTTCCGAAATTAAAATGGATCTCCATGAAAAAACACAGGGAGCCTGCAGAAAACTGCCGTTTGAAATCAGTGACAGTCAGTATGGAGCCATCCGGAAAGTATTTTGCAAGTCTGCTGTATGAAGGATACAGCTGCGAAAACCAAGCAGCAGATAAGGATTACAGTAATGCTAAAATACTTGGGATTGATTATGCGATGCAGGGGATGGCTGTGTTTTCAGAAGAGATTGAGATGGAAGAAGCAGGATTCTTCAGAAAAAATGAAAAAAGGCTGGCAAGGGAGCAGCGTAAACTGTCGAGATGTGTAAAAGGAAGCCGTAATTATGTGCGACAGAAAAAGAAAGTTGCCAGGTGCCATGAAAAAATACGCAGCCAGAGAAGAGATTATCTGCATAAACTGAGCCGCAGGATCACAGACCAGTACGATATAGTTGCGGTGGAAGATATTGATATGAAAGCGATGAGCCAGTGCCTGCATTTTGGGAAAAGTATACAGGATAATGGATACGGGATGTTCCGGAATATGCTGGATTATAAGCTTGCCTGGAAGGGAAAAGAATTAGTAAAGGTAGACCGCTTTTTCCCGTCAAGCAAAAAATGCAGTAAATGCGGAAAGATAAAAAAAGAGCTGAAATTATCCGAAAGAGTTTACCGCTGTACGTGCGGAAATGAGATGGACAGAGATCGAAATGCAGCAATCAACATCCGTGAAGAGGCAAGAAGGATGCTGGCAGCATAAACTGTCCGTATCCGGACAAGACAATAAGTAAGAAATATGCCCGTGTCCGGGCAAAAAATCGCGGGGCACGCGAGGATAGCTTGTAGATACTTGGCTCAGTAGAGCCATTGAGCAAGAAGCCACCACTTCAAAATCAGAGATTTAAGTGGTGGGAGCATGTCACGATGAATAGTTAATAAAGAGAGGTGCATATGCTATGCCAGGTATACTCGTGGTTGAAGATGATGAAAATTTAAATCGTGGAATTACATTTTCACTG